GTTCGTATTACGCATGTGATTGACATGTCGATGAACGAGGTTCGCAAGCTTCAGCAAGTTGGTTTTTATCGTAAGACCAAGATGTCTGATGCTACCAGCGAGTACGTTGATACGGACGAGGTTGATGAAGAGATTGATGAGCTTCAGGGTGTCAAGCCATCTGGCGGCTCAAGTGATTATGAGTGTGAGTTACTTGAAGTACATGTAGAGCTTGATATTCCAGGCTTTGAGGATGTGGATAGCAATGGCGAAGAGACAGGAATCAAACTCCCTTACATTGTCACGCTTTCACCGAAGCATTCAACAATCCTTTCCATTCGCAGGAACTATGTACAAACGGACGTTATGCGCCGTCGCATTGACTATTTTGTGCATTACAAGTTTCTGCCAGGTGTTGGTTTTTATGGTTTTGGTCTGACTCACATGATTGGTGGGTTGTCTCAGGCATCCACTTCGATTCTGCGTCAGTTGATTGATGCTGGTACGTTGGCCAATCTGCCTGCTGGATTTAAGGCTCGTGGCATCCGTATCCGAGATAACGATGTTCCGTTACAGCCTGGTGAGTTCAGAGACATGGATGCGCCTGGTGGGTCATTGCGCGATGCGTTGATGCCGCTGCCATTTAAGGAGCCTAGTGGCACGCTTCTGCAGTTGCTTGGCATGTTGGTTGAGGCAGGTCGTAGGTTTGCTTCTGTTGGTGATATGCAGATTGGTGACGGCAACCAAGAAGCTCCTGTTGGCACAACGATTGCGCTTCTTGAGCGTGGTAGCCGTGTGATGAGCGCGATACATAAGCGCATGCATTACAGCCAGCGTGTTGAGTTCAATATTCTTGCACGGGTGATTAAAGACTCACCGATCAAGGCGTATCCATACCAGATAGCCAGTGGCCAGCAGCAGTTGATGGCGCAGGACTTTGATGATCGTATTGACATTATTCCTGTGTCTGACCCAAACATTTTCTCTATGAGCCAGCGTGTGATGCTTGCTCAAGAGATGATGCAAATGGTTCAGTCGAACCCTCAGATTCATGGGCCTCAAGGCATGTACGAGGCGTATCGACGTATGTACGAAGCGATGGGCGTGCAGCAGATAGAGCAATTGTTGCCGCCACCTCCGCAGCCACAGCCCGTTTCGCCAGCGATGGAGAACTCTGCATTTTTGCAGATGCAGCCTGCACAGGCGTTTCCTGAGCAAGATCATGACGCTCACATTGATTCTCATATCGCGTTGCTCAAATCGCCATTGGTATCTTCTGCCCCTCCTGGGCAGCAGCAGGTTATGGCTATGATTCAGGCGCACATCTATCAGCATATTGATCTGAAAGCGCGTGAGATGGCTCAGCAAGATCCTGAGATTCAACAGATGCAGCAACAAATGCAGCAGATGCAGCAACAAGGTCAGATGGATCCAATGATGATGCAGCAGGCTCAGATGCAAATGCAGCAGATGCAGCAGCAAATGCAATTGGTCATGGAAGACAAGGTGGCTCAGATCTCCATGCAGTTGACTGAAACCATGGCACCAGAACTCACCCCGCCACAGCAGGATGACCCATTGGTCAACCTGCGTGACCGTGAGCTTGACATCAAAGAAGCAGATTTGCAGCGCAAGGCTGAAGAAGCTGATCGACGCATAAAGCTGGAAAGTGAGCGTATTGATAACACTGCAGACATGGCTGATGAGCGAATGGACTTACAGCGTGAATTGGCTGAGATGAAGGACGAGGTCGCTCGTGAACGAATTGGCTTGCAGAGGTCAGCACAAATGGCTAAAACTGCAGAAAATATAGCGAAAGACTTTTTTGGTAATCGATAGAGAGATTTACAATGAGTTCAGTACGACAGAAAATGGCTGAGATACACAAGGCTCAGAACAAAGAACGCGAGGCATTGAAGAATGCAGAAGCAGAAGAAGCCGTTGTTGAAGCGGTTGCGCCGACTTCTGAGCCGGTGGTCGAGGAAGTGGCGGAACCCGAAGTTGCAGAAGAGTCCGCCGAAGAGTCATCTGAAGAATCTTCTGAATAAAACTAAGGTAAAGACATGATTAAGCGTCAAACAAGTTTCCCTCAACCCAAAGTCACCGACAGCAAAGTATCTGTCAAGGACCAAGGCACCGTTAACTATGCAAAGGCCGAGTCTGTAGCTACGCCTACTTCGTCTGCCCCCTATGGTGCAGGTGAGTCTCGTGGTGGCGGTGCAGCCCTTCGCGGCAAAAAGTTTAGCGGAATCTTCTAATGAGCTTGATGCCGATTCTTGGGCAGCTACGCAACAGAAGGGGTAATTATAATCCAAGCGATCCCTTTTCTGGTTTAACTCCTGACGAGATTCGCAGGCGTATGGAGTACGAAAGAAACAACCCCGATGAGTTTCAGCAAGGGATTACGCCTGTGCCTATGCGTGCGGATGGAGTTAAAATTGGGCCTGTGCCTGGGCGATTGGTCAGTGGGCCTGCGCGCCCTTCTTCGTTCTTCCGTCCTATGCTAACCGACATGAGGGCGAGGCCTCCCATCAGCGTTACGTCTGTGCCTAGACCTCAACCTTTTCAACCTCAACCGTTTCAACCTCAACCAGCGACACCTCAGTTTGGTCAAGTGCAACAACAACCACAGTTCAACCAACAAGGCATGCAGCAGATGATGCAGTTCATGCAGCAAATGATGCAGATGTTTTCTATGATGAGCAGGCAAGGTGGGCAAGGCGGCTTTGGTGGTGGATTCAATCAGCGCCCACCTCTGTTTGGTGGTGGGTATGGTGGTGGGTATGGTGGTGGTTTTGGGGGTGGATTTATGAACCAAGGGCCATATGGCGGTGGGTTTGGACGAGGTGGATATCAACAGCCTCAACAGCCAAGACAAAGACCTGTGCCTAGTTACCCTAGGATGCAGAATAATTACTCACAAGGCCCATTTGGGGGTTACTAGCAATGAACATTAGAATCCCAGAAATGAAGCTTGATCCAGCTATGCTTAAACGAATTGCAGAGTTGCGTAAATCTAAGCCTAAAAAGAAAACCGCATCCAAGCGTAAAACGACCCCGCGCAAGGCTGTTGCCCGCAAGGTTCCAGTGCGTACAAGATCTGTTCGTAAAGCGCCTGTTCGTAAAGCGCCTGTTAGTAAAGCGCCTGTTAGTAAAGCGCCTATTCGTAAAGCGCCTGCTCTTATAAAACCTGTAATAGCTAAAGCTCCTACACGCCCTACACGCCGCTCTGAACCACCTAAAGCATCTGTCCGCAAAAGAACGCCTGTAAGAAAGCCATCGCCGCCTAAGGCGCCGAAAATGACTATTGAGCCTTTGGTGATTGATGTCGTTGAAAACGCGATGGGAGCGCCTTCGGTACCTGCTCCTACAAGGAAAAAGATACCTAAAAAGAAGACGGTGGCTCGTAAAGCTTCAAGGCCAAGGCAAAAACCAAAACCGAAGCAAAAGCCTACAAATAATTTTAAGCCTGCCGTTCAACCTATACGGAAACCTGTTGCGCCTAAAAAACCAACTCCACCTTCGGCGCGTAAAATTAATATTGAAAAAATAAAAGATTTAGTTGAGATGGCTAAAGATCCTAAGCTTAGTCAGGGTCGTGCTGGAATAGCAAAAGCAGTTGAAGAAGCCATTAAAGGAACTGCAAAGATTCCGGCAGAAAGCGTTGGTACAGGAGTTGATGCAGGGATTGTTTCGTCGAAATCAACTGCACCACAGGCGCCTCAGTTACCTGCCACGCAACAGCAAACAGGCGGTTCTTTTGAGGCAGCTTATATTGATTGGCTGGAATCTAAGCCTACACCGCCTCGTCGGCCTAAAGGGATGGGTGCTGCAAGCAAGAAATATCAAAAAGCGAATAGGGATTACAAAGAGAATCTTTCAGAATGGCAGGCAAGCAAGCCATCTAGGGCGTCTTTTGTGGCGTCTGCACCAGTAACAACTCAGCCTACTGAGCCTACTCCTCCGGTAACCATGCCGCCTCAACCTAGAATGATAAACATGGACCCCCTGGCTGGCATGCGTGAATCTTTTGTTCCACGGAATATCTTAGGTCAAACATACAACCCAGCAGACCGTGAAGCTTACGAGGCAAGTGTTCAGCAGCAAAGAGAGCAGATGACTCCAGGCGGTAACATTCAATCAGGAGGCTATCCGGTTGCAATGAATCCACTATCTGCCGTGCCTCAAGTCCAATTTGGTGGTTATGGCGCTCAAATGCCTATGACTGCATTGGCGCCATATGCGGGCATGGGTGGCGTTTCTTCTCCTGAACAACGTCCGCCAAACTTCTTCCCGCATTACATGCCTAAACCTGATCCAATCATCGAAACAGTTGAGCGTCCAGCTACTCCTTCTCCAAGGCCTTACACAGGGCCAGTAATGTCTTCCGACATACCAGGAGCGATTCCAGGACAAACGCCTGGAGTTGATTTCGATGTTTTTGAAAACCCAATGGGTGGTTACGTTAGATAAATGGATTCACTGTCTCTAGCTTCCTACATCTACAAGAAACTAGATCAATATGAGCAATCTCATGTTGATTACATAACCTCTGGCAATATCAAAGATATGGAGGACTACAAATTTGCGATGGGTGAGTTATCAATGCTTCGCACCCTTCGTGATGAACTAAAAGAAGCGTTGCATATTGAAGGAGACCCCCTCGATGAGTGATCTATTATTAGATTCCATCGCATCAAAACCGTCCGTTACGGATGCATATGTGAATGAAGAAGAGCGGGTTTTAGACCCGACTGTGCTAGACAAGTCTTTGGTAGAAAGAATGCCAAACCCAACTGGATACCGTTTGTTAGTACTTCCTTACAAAGGAAAGGGCGTAACAGATGGCGGTATTCAATTAATCCAATCAACTCTCGACAAGGAAAATCTTGCCACTTCTGTTTGTTATGTCATGAAGATGGGCCCATTAGCCTATCAAGACTATGAGAAGTTTGGTGATGACCCATGGTGTGAAGTTGGCGATTGGGTTCTTATTGGTCGTTATGCAGGCGCTAGGTTTTCCCTTGAGGATGACCATGAGGTGCGAATCATCAACGACGATGAGGTGATTGGAACCATTCTTAACCCCGACGATATTAAGTCTGCATAGGTGAAAAAAAATGTCAGAAGAAACTTTGACCGAAGCGTTATCAAAGCTTGATGACGAAAACATAAACAAGGCCGCTCTGCCTGAACACAAGCGTGTTGAGGAAGATGTTCAAGAAGAACCAACTTACATTGAGTTCTCTGAAGAAGAGGCGGAATCCATTGCGCCTGTCACTGAAGATTCTGTTCGTGAAGAGTTTGAATCTCCAGAAACTGACGCAGAGCCTGAGCTTACTGAGGCCGAGCGTCGAGCACGTTCTGCACAGGAACGCATAAATAAGGCTGTAGGCCAAGCAAAAGACTTTCAGCGTAGAGAGTTGCAAGCGCTTCAGTATGCAAAAGAATTGCAAGAGCAAAATGAACGCCTTGCTTCTCAATTGCAAAATACTCAAACGTCTACTGCCGAGCAAAATCTTAAAATCCAAGAAAGCTATGGCGATGAGTTTGCTAGTCGAGTAGAAACTCAAGCAGAAGCTGCGAAGCGTAATCTCAAAACGGCTTATGAATCTGGCGACCCAGATGCCATGGCTGAAGCTCAACAGCTTTTGGCTAGAGCAGAGGCGGATCGTAACGCACTTGTTCAATATCAGCGTGATCTTGAACAATACAAAGTTGATTACGCTAATTGGCTTGAACAGCAAGAAAGCAATATGCAAGCAGAGCAAGAGATTGCTCAGCAGCAAGTCAATGATCCTGCCTATCAGCAAGGGCTTATGTATCAAGAGCCATCACCAAGGGCCCAAGACTGGGCTTCTGCCAATGAATGGTTTGGAACAGATTCCATCATGACAAATGTGGCTTTTGCTATACATGAAGACTTAATACAGAGTGGTGTTGACTTAGAATCTGATGAATACTACGCTCAAATTGATGCTCGTATGAGGCAGGAATTGCCTCATAGATTTAACGAGCAAAATATCGCGGGAGACAACCAAAAACCCGTCCAAACTGTTGTCTCTGGATCGCGCACGACTGGAACTGGACGCAATCAAAACTCTCGTAGAGTTGAACTGACAACAAGTGAACAAGCATTAGCAAGGAAGCTTGGAGTACCGTTCAAAGAATACGCAAAACAGAAAATGAGGCTGCAACGATCATGAATGACGAAGTAAAGGGTTCTAATAGAACACCAAGAAGTAGCGGAAGCCGTGAGGCAAAAGCTGCGCGTAAACCATGGAAGCCGCCTCAAGCGTTGGAAACTCCTGACGCGCCTCCTGGAATGCAATATCGATGGCTGCGAACCCACATCCGTGGTGAAGCAGACAAGACTAACGTTCACATGAGACTTCGTGAAGGGTACGAACCCGTACACCCAAGCGAAATTTCAGGATTTGATCTACCCGTCATTGACGAGGGAACTCATACCGGAACTGTGGGTGTTGGTGGATTGATGCTTGCTAAAATTCCTGAGGAGACCGTTCAAGAAAGAAATGCTTATTTTGCTCGACAGACCGATCAGCAGATGCATGCTGTTGATAACGATCTGATGAAGGATGAGCATCCTGCAATGCCAATCTCGAACGAGAGAAAGACGCAGGTATCTTTTGGCCGAGGAAAGAAATGACCTCATTTTTGATTGTGTTTAACTAGGAGATCCCAAATGGCGAATCAAGATGCCGCTTTTGGAATGCGTCCAGTTCGTATGGTGGGCGGTGCCCCTTATACTGGTGGACAAAGCCGATATCGGATCGCTGCTAACTATGGAACCAGCATCTTCCAAGGAGATATGGTTGCCCAGGTTACTGGTGGTACGGTAGAGGTTCACGCAGACGGAGGCACTGTGCCTATCGTTGGCGTTTTTAATGGTTGCCAATACACTGACCCCACGACAAGTGAGCAAGTGTTCAGCAACTACTACCCTGCAAGCACTAATGCTTCAGACATCATTGCTTTTATCATTGATGATCCGAATGTTGTGTACGAAGTCCAAGCCGATGCGGCTTTCCCTGTTGCTGACTTGTTTGGTAACTTTGACATCGTATACACCAGCGCGGGTAGTACAGTAACTGGCATTTCAGGTGCTGAACTTGAAGTTTCAACCGGCGGAACAGCAACTACGTTGCCTATTAAAGCCCTTGATATTTCAGGCGACCCTGAAAATTCAGATGTTTCTACCGCGAATACCAACGTTCTCGTTGTTATTCAAAACTCAATCTATGGCGTAAAAGGCGCTGGCTTAGCATAGGAGGCTAACTAATGGCTATTTCAAGAGCACAATTAGCCAAAGAGCTAGAGCCTGGTCTCAACGCTTTATTTGGCATGGAATACGCTCGTTATGAAAACGAGCACGCCGAGATCTTTGATACTGAATCTTCAGACCGAGCGTTTGAAGAAGAAGTTCTGATCGTAGGCTTTGGTAACGCTCGTGATAAATCTGAAGGACAAAGCGTCGGTTACGACTCAGCGTCTGAAGGTTTCACTTCTCGTTACACGCACGAAACCGTTGCGCTTGCTTTCGCGTTGACCGAGGAAGCAGTGGAAGATAATTTGTATGACCGCCTTGGTGCGCGTTATACGAAGGCTCTTGCGCGCAGCATGGCACACACCAAGCAAGTTAAAGCTGCTAACGTATTGAACAATGCGTTTAACTCTAACTTTGCTGGTGGAGACGGCGTTGAGTTGATTGATGACGCACACCCCCTTGCTGGCGGTGGCACGTTCTCAAACAGACCTACTGCTTACTCAGATCTGAACGAGACCTCGCTTGAAGATGCTTTAATCAGCATTTCCACGTTTGTAGATGATCGTAATATGATCTTGGCCTTGCAGGGAGTTAAATTGATTGTTCCACCACAGCTTCAGTTTGTGGCGGATCGTCTGTTAGATACTCCCGGACGTGTAGGTACGGCTGACAACGACATCAACGCAATCAGGAATACGGGCATGTTGCCGCAAGGTTATGCAGTAAACCATTTCTTGACTGACACCGATGCTTGGTTTGTCAAAACCGATTGCCCTGATGGGTTCAAGCACTTCGAGCGAAGCCCGATTTCAACTTCTATGGAAGGTGATTTCGATACAGGCAACGTGCGTTACAAGGCTCGTGAGCGTTACAGCTTCGGCTTCAGTAACCCACGCGCAGTGTTCGGTTCGCAAGGCGCTTAATTGTTCCCCGTGGAACAATGAGAGAAGGGGCACATTGTTGCCCCTTTTCTTTTTCTGCTGTATAAGTATCTTACCCTGACAGGTGCATTTCGTACCTGAAACCAGCCAATACAGGAGACTTACATGGCTAATACTACATTCCAAGGGATCGTGCGTTCTTATGGCGGCGGCAGCAAAGGCGTTGTCACACCTGGCGTAATGACTCAATCCGTTCAAATTTCTTGTGACCCAACGGCCACTTCGTCTGCAAATGTGCGTATCGGCACAAGTTCTAGTGCAGGAGAGTTTCTTGTTCTCCCAGCGGGTGCTATTCCCATTTCCGTTATGACGATGAACGCTTCTACTGGCGGAACCAATCCAACTATCGATATCGGCGGAACCCCCGCTGGTGGAGCAAACGATTCTGACGGGTTGTTTGATGAGGTTGATTGCGACACGAAAGGTGAAATTAAAGGCGCTGCTGGAGCATTAGCAATAGCTGGAGGTCTTACGGCTGACACTACTGTTACGGCAATCAAAGGTTCTTCTGCTGCTACTGGCGGCACTTGGACTGGAATTTTGACCTATGCAATGGCTAACAACGGGGTAGAGTCCACTTAAATGTGGGCTTTATGCCTAGGTTGATAGTTATAACAATTTCATTTTGGAGATAGGCAATGGCCGACGCAGTAACAAGCCAAACCATTCAGGACGGCGAGCGCAAAGCTGTTCTTAAATTCACCAATATCAGCGATGGTACGGGTGAAACTGCTGTCACAAAAATAGATGTTAGTGCTTTGTCTGCAAACAGTGCTGGCGCAGCTTGTACTGAAGTTGCTGTTTCAAAAATCTGGTGGCAATGTGTTGGGATGGGCGTTGAGCTACTTAACGACGCAACTTCTGATACATTGATTATTGGCCTTTCTCCTGACTCGAATGGATTTCACGATTACTCAGATTTTTCTGGAATCCCAAATGATGCGGGTTCTGGAAAGACTGGCGATGTGAAGTTCACTACGATTGGAGCAAGCAATACAGACACTTACACTGTAATTGTTGAAGTGTTAAAGAGTTATTAATGGCTACTTCTGGAAGTTCTGATTTCGAGCCTGATGTTGCGGAGTATATTGAGGAAGCATTTGAAAGATGCGGCCTTGAGTACAGAACTGGCTACGATGGGGTGACTGCAAGGCGGTCACTGAATCTTCTATTTGCTGATTGGGCAAACAGAGGATTAAACCAGTGGACCGTGACAAACAGCACCACAACGCTGGCTCAAGGCGATCAGTTCCTTGACTTATCAGCCACTACTATTGATGTTTTGGACGTAGTAATTCGACGCACAGAAGGAACTACTACTACAGACATTTCTATGGGTCAGATTGGTCGATCCGAATATTGGAACCTTCCAGACAAGTCAACTCAGTCTAGGCCAACTCAGTGGTTTTTAGACAAGCAGATAACGCCAAGGCTTTATATTTGGCCTGCTTCAGAGAACTCTACTGATCAGTTGATCATAAATCGATTGGTTCGCATTGAAGACGCAGACGCTGGAGTGAACACAGTCGATGTTCCTTTCAGGTTCTATCCTTGCTTGGCAGCAGGCCTTGCATATTACATTGCTTTAAAGAAAGCGCCTGATCGCGTACAGATGCTGAAAGGCTTGTATGACGAGGAGTTTGCTCGAGCTGCTGACCAAGACGAAAGCAGAGCATCTTTGATGATAGCCCCTAACATGAGATCTAGGATCGCGTAATGGCTTTTGCTTCTGGCAAGTACGCGATTGCCATCTGCGATAGGTGTGGCTTTCAGTACAAATATACTGCCCTCAAAAAAGAGTGGACTGGCTTTCGTGTTTGTTCAGAATGTTTTGAGCCAAAACATCCGCAACTAGAGCCTCCAAGAAATGTTTCTGACCCTGAAGGGCTTAGATTTGCGCGGCCTAATCTTCCACCTTCCCAGGTAGCTGGCGAAGGCGTGGTTAGGACCATTGATGACAATCAAGTGATGTCTATTACAGGCGACCCGATAGGTTCAGCCTTTAGTATTGATGGGGCAACTGGCTCTGTTGGAACAGTAACAGTGGTGATTACATGAGCTTTACACTAGCGACTTTAAAATCTACGGTTCAAGATTACTGTGAAACTTCAGAAACCACGTTTGTTTCTGAGCTTGATACATTTATTCAAGAAGCCGAAGAGCGAATACTGAAGAATGTTGAGCTTCCTGTGTTTAGAAAAAACGTTACAGGAACGGCTTCTACAGGCAATCCATACTTATCAACGCCATCTGATTTCTTGGCTTCTTATAGTTTGGCGGTAATCAATAACAACATTTACACATATCCTTTGTTCAAGCATGTCTCTCTTATTCGAGACTATACGCCAAATCCTGCCACCACTGGGCTGACAAAGTATTACGGTTTGTTTGATGACAACACCTTCATATTGGCTCCAACCCCAGCAGCCGATTACAGTTTTGAGCTTCATTACAAGTATCGACCAGCTTCACTTACAACAACCTCTGGAGTTGAAACAACCTGGCTTTCAGATAATGCGCCTGACGCAATGCTGTATGGAACTTTAGTTGAGGCAGCGACATTCTTAAAAACTCCTGATGAAGCTGCTCAATATGAACAAAGATTTATGGCCGCTACATCTGCCCTCAAGCGTTTGGGCGAAGGTTACGGCGCAAGAGATGAATACCGATATGACATTGCTAGGGGATAAGATAAAACATGCTGACTAAAGCGCCACAAATGGAAATAGGAAATGTACTCGTCACTACCACGGTGGATGGTGGACACGATCCCGCGTTCTGGGCACAATCTGCGGCAGACCGTATCGTAAGCGTAGGTAGCAGTTGCCACCCTGCAATAGCGCAGCAAGCGCAAGCATTTAAAGAGGCGGTTAGGGCTACGGCGCTACACTGCATACAAGAGGCAATTAAAAGTGATAGAACCACTTTGATTGCTGAATTTGAACGTCAAGGCCATAAAGACATGGCAGACATAATTAGGAGTCTATAATGGCTATTACGACTGCAATGTGTACGTCTTTCAAAAAAGAACTTATGGAAGCCAAGCACAATTTTCTGGCTAGTGGTGGCAACACCTTTAACTTGGCGCTGTACACAAGCTCCGCTACATTGGGCGCTAGTACAACGGCGTATAGTGCTACAAACGAAGTGTCTGGAACGGGATATACCGCTAAAGGTGCAGCTTTGACGAATGTGAACCCAACAACAAGCGGCACTACTGCTTTTACGGACTTCGCTGATCTTACGTTTAGTTCAAGCAGCATCACCGCAAGAGGCGCACTTATTTTTAATGACACCGCGTCAGGCGACCCTGCTGTATGTGCGTTAGATTTTGGTGCGGACAAGACATCTAGTTCAGGTGACTTTACGATTCAGTTCCCAACAGCGGATGCGTCTAACGCGATTATCCGTATATCCGCATAGCGGATAGTACATGGCTAACATCAACGGCTGGGGCCGTGGTGGTTGGGGCGAAGGCGCGTGGGGATCTCCCCTACCTGTCGAAGTCACAGGCACCGCAGGAACGGGTGCAATTGGCTCCGTCACAGTTGTTGAGGGGGCTGGCGTTGCCGTATCTGTTACCGGCGTATCTGCTACAGGTGCTGTCGGCACAGTCACTGTTAGCACGGATGCAAATGCCTCTGTAACAGGCGTTGCCGGTACAGGCTCTGCTGGTTCAGTTTCTGTTGTTGAAGGCACTGGAGTTGATGTCTCTATTACAGGGGTATCTGCTACAGGTGCTATTGGCACTGTAAATGTCGATCTAGGTATAACTGTACTGCCCACAGGTGTTACAAGCACTGGTGCGGTAGGTACAGTCACTGTTAGTGCAGATGCCAATGTTTCTGTCACAGGTGTAGATGGAACAGGTGCTGTTGGCACTGTTGATGTTGATCCAGATGCCGTAGTCACAGGTGTTTCCGCAACAGGTGCCATTGGTTCCGTTACTGTTGTTGGTGTAGCTAATGTTTCCCTCACAGGTGTTTCAGGCACGGGGGCAGTAGGTTCAGTAGCCGTTGTTGAAGGCTCTGGGGTTGATGTTTCTGTTACAGGCGTATCTGGAACAGGCGCTGTTGGTTCAGTTACGGTTGCACTGGCCCCAACTATTACACTTACAGGTGTTTCTGCAACAGGTGCTGTTGGCTCAGTAACTGTTGTTGAAGGGTCTGGTACATCGTTCGCCGTCACCGGAGTCTCTGGCACGGGCGCTGTCGGTGTTGTTGACGTTGATCCAGACGCCGTAGTTACGGGTGTTTCTGCAACAGGAGCCATTGGTTCGGTCAGCGTTGTCGAAGGCTCTGGCACATCTTTCTCGGTTACAGGCGTTGAGGGAACAGGGGCTGTTGGTTCGGTCACTGTATCAGCGGTTAGAAATGTAACCGTCTCCATAACAGGCGTTGAAGCTACCGGCGGCATTGGTTCAGTCACCGTTGTTGAGGGGACGGGTGTTACCGTTTCTATCACTGGTGTTGCGGCTACAGGCAGCGTTGGAACACTTACTGTAACAGGAGATGCAGATGTCGGCGTTACAGGTGTTGAAGGAACGAGTTCTGTTGGTTCCGTTACGGTTACTGAAGGTTCGGGTATTACCTTTTCTGTTACGGGAGTGGCAGGAACGGGATCTGTCGGAACGGTTACTGTATCGGCAGGCGCGATTGCTAGTGTTTCTGGCGTTTCTGGTACTGGAGCAATTGGTACAGTTACACTCGAAACTGATGCCAATGTTTCAGTCACTGGCGTTGAAGGCACGGCTGATGTTGGAACGGTTACAGCAAGTGCAAATGCAGATGTATCTGTCACAGGTGTTGCTGCTACTGGGGCCATTGGGACGGTCACTTTTGATGCAGACGCGAATGTACCTGTCACGGGCGTTGCTGGTACTTCGTCTGTCGGAACGGTTACGGTTGAAACGGCAGGCAACACAACAGTTTCTGTTACGGGTGTCTCAGGCACTGGAGAGGTGGGCACAGCTACCGTTGTTGCAGCAGCTAATGCGGCTGTCACTGGCGTTCAAGGAACGGGTGAAGTCGGTGATGTAACCGTAGCTTTCGATATAACGGCATCACCAACGGGAGTTTCGGGTACTGGTGCTGTCGGGGTTGTCGATGTGGACCCAGATGCAGTAGTCACCGGAGTTGTAGGTACTGGCGCAGTAGGTTCTGTCACCGTAATTGGTGCAGCAAATGTTAGTGCTACCGGCGTTGCTGGCACTGGGGAAGTCGGAACTGTTTCGGTAGAACAAGGAATAGTTGTTCCCGTAACAGGAGTTGCTGGCACAGGTGCTGTTGGCTCAGTCACTGTTGCGTTTGGTACAACAGCTTCTCCAACAGGGGTTTCAGCCACAGGTGAAGTTGGTAATGTAACCTTCATTGGAGGCGTAACCGTTGTACCGACAGGAGTTTCGGCAACGGGCGAAATAGGATACTTTAACGTCTGGGGGCTTGTAGATGACTCTCAAACGCCAAATTGGAATAATATAACGGACAGTCAGACACCCGGATGGTCTGAAGTGTCGGATAGTCAAACCCCTAACTGGGATGAGGTAGCTTAGAGATGGCAACTTACGTTAACGATCTTAGATTAAAAGAAATTTCAACAGGCGATGAGTCAGGAACGTGGGGCACAAGCACAAACACCAACCTTGAGTTGATTGGTGAAGCCCTTGGATACGCGACTGAACAATCTTTCGGCTCAGATGCAGACGCTACTACTACTGTTGCTGACGGTGTTTATGATCCTGCTCGCGCTATGTACTTTAAGGTTACCTCCGCAGGCAACTTGACAGCTACTAGAACGCTGACCATCGCACCCAACACTGTTTCTCGCGTTATGTTCATCGAGAACGCAACCTCTGGTTCGCAGTCTATTGCGATCAGCCAAGGCTCTGGCGCGAATGTAACGATTGCGACGGGTAAAACTGCGATTGTTTATTTGGATGGCGCAGGCTCTGGCGCTGCGGTAGTTGACGCTATGGCTGGGGTTGATCCCGGTGTGACGGATACGCTGGCGGAAGTTTTGACTGCGGGAAATACGACCACTACCAATCAAAAGATTCAGTTCCGCGATTCTGCGATCTATATAAATTCAAGTGCAGACGGACAGCTTGATATCGTTGCTGACACTGAAGTTCAGATTGCCGCCACGACTGTCGATATTAACGGCAATGTAGATATTTCAGGCACTACTGTGTCCGCAGGGAAGATTACCGCAGACGCTGGTATAGACATCGACAACATCAATATTGATGGAACTACAATTGCCCTTAGCTCTGGTTCTTTAACAGTTTCATCAGCCGACGATTTTATCGTTGATGCAGAAGGTGATATCAACCTTGATGCAAATGGCGGGGATATACGATTCAAGGACAATGGAACAACCATTGGTGAGTTTACGCAGACCTCTAACAATTTTGTAATTAAGTCTGCGATCTCGAACCAAGACCTTCTATTCAAAGGAAACGATAACGGGTCAGAAATCACCGCCCTTAGTTTTGATATGTCAGAAGCAGGCGCAGCTACATTTAATGCAGGCATCGACGTTACGGGCAGCGTTGTTAGCGATGGTTTGACTGTTGATGGAAATGCAGTAATAAACAACGGCACAAACGCTACGCTACAACTGCAAGCAACTGGCGGTAATGCTTATCAACTACGAACTGATGTAAATGATGTTTTCATTTATAACGCAACTGGCGCACGTCCTTTAGCAAAATTTGCTTTTGGCGGCGATGTCAGCTTCTACGAGGACACAGGCACAACGCCCAAGATGTTCTGGGATGCTTCTACGGAACGGTTAGGCATTGGTACTACCAGCCCAGCGTCTTTGCTAACAATTCAAGATGCCACGCCCGTTTTTGAAATTGATAGCACTACATCTTCAAACACAGCCACAATCCAGTTCACAAGCAGTGGCACTGTGGATAGCAAGATTACGCATGTCGGCAACACCGGAGTAATGACGATTGACTCAGGCCGTAACTCTTCTTGGGGCGGCAAGATTGCTTTCGTTACCGACACGGTAGAGCGTATGCGTATTGATAATTCAGGCAATGTCACTGTTCAAGCAGCAGGCGAGCTACGCATCCGTGACGATGGCACCTTCATCAAAGAAGACCAAGGCTTGCAAATTGGTAACACAAGTGGCACTGGCACGACGAGACCTATACGTTTCTTCACTGAAAGTGCAGAGCGTATGCGTGTTGATTCGTCAGGCAAGGTCGGCATTGGTACAGGTGGCGATACCCCAACGGCTTTATTGGAGGTAGAGGCAGCATCAAATCCTGAAATCTCAATCGCTTCATCAGGGGGTGCTACCAGCAACTTCTTGAACTTCAAAGCAATCAGTCACTCTCAACAAATTCAAACCCAGTTAAAGACCGTTGATAATGGAGATTTTACATCAGACTTAGCGTTTCTGTTTAAAGCAAGTGGAACAAGCGGGGCGCTGGGAGAGAAGGCTCGTCTAACGGCTGATGGCAACTTGCTGGTGGGGACTTCTTCTGACACTAACACTGGAAAAGTTAGAATCCAAGGAGCAACTTCTTCTGGTGGTGACAGCACTGTACTCACGCTACATCAGGGCAACTTTGCCAATGGTGGTGCTTCACTAATCAAGATAGGCACAGAGTCCGGTAATTTTGCAAAGTCTGCTATAGGCTTCAAAAGGACTGATGACTATGACCGTGGTGCTATCATTTTCTGTCAAGAAAACACTGGCGACCAATCAGACGTTGACTCAAGTGATGAAGTAATGCGTATCGACAAAAGCGGCAACGTCGGTATTGGAACCTCGTCGCCTAGCGGTAGTGGCTGGGATGAATCTGCGCAAGTTCTTCATGTCTATGAAAACACAACCAATGGCGGCTTATTGGCTTTAGAGTCAAGCAATACAAAAGCAATCTTAAACGCAGGCAATAACCAATTAGCTATTTTCACAACAACTTCTGACCCCATAAGAATTGGTACTGCTGGCTCTGAACGCATGCGTATCGACTCGTCAGGTCAACTGCTCATAGGTTGCACAGGTCAAACTGGAGATGCGCCAAACTCAGATGGGTTTCTTTTCCAGCAAATTGGTAATGTGAAAATAAGGGTTAACTCTGATGGACAGGCGTGTCAGCAATACTATAGCCCCACCGGAGGCACGAGCAGCCCTGTAGGAAGTATCACTGTCAACGCTTCCTCTACAGCATTTAACACCTCCTCAGACCAACGCCTGAAAGAAAACATTGCAGACGCTGATGATGCTGGAAGCAAAGTAGATGCCATTCAAGTACGTCAGTTTGACTGG